GAAGCGGGCGGTAGCCGCAAATATGATTTACATATGCCTCTGTTCTGGTGGACGGACAAGGACAAAAAAGCGTTTGAGGAACGATTTGAAATTGTGCATAGCCGCGCTTATACAGAGTACGGGTTCAAGCGCACAGGCTGCGCCGGGTGTCCGTTCAACTCAAGGGCTGAACAGGAATTGGAAATTTTGGAGAAGTACGAGCCGCAGCTTGCAAAGGCAGTGAGAAATATTTTTGCGCCGAGTTATGAGTATACAAGGAAATTCAGGGCGTTTAAGAAGCAGAAAAAACAGGAAAAGCGGGATGCGGGTCAGATGAGACTGGAAGACTTTTTAGGTGGTGAGAAAGATGCCTAGTAGGGGTAACCGTCGGTGCGAGGTCTGCGGGGAACTGATGCTTGATATTCATACCTGGAAGCGGTCCATCTGCCCGGCGTGCCGTGCGGCGTGTTGGGAAGCGAATCTGGAAGAGAAGAGAACGCTACGAAAAAAGGCGGCGCCGCGTTCGCGGCCGCGAAAAAAAATCTGCCCGGAGGGGTGGAGGAAATCGCGCAGATCAACCGGGCAGCGGCGGCGGAAGGACTTACATACGGTCAATATCAAGCAAGGCATGGCTTTAATAAACTGTAAAATAAAAACCTATTATGGTAGGACACCAAAACAATAAGGTACACAAAAAGAAAAAAGGAGGATTTTTATATGCTAGTGCAAGAAAAAAATATAAAAGATATACATCCGTATGAAAAAAATCCAAGGATAAACGAAAAAGCTGCATATGGCGTTGCCGAAAGCATAAAAGCGTATGGCTTTAAAGTGCCGTTAGTGATAACAGAAAATGGTGAAATTGTATGCGGACATACACGATATAAAGCTGCAAAAATTCTCGGACTAAAAAAAGTGCCTTGCATAGTGGCGGATGATCTTACACCAGCGCAAGCAAAAGCGTTTAGACTAGCCGACAACAAAACAAGCGATTTATCCATATGGGACAATCGTTTGCTGCTAGATGAGCTTGAGTATATAGCAGGACTTGAAGAAGATCTTTTTACAGGATTTGATCTTGGCGATCTTTTCGACCACACGTTGGATGAAGCAGAAAATAGAATTATCAAAGATAACGAAAACGGAATTATGTACGAAGCAAAATTTTGTAGCGAAGATAAGACAAAAATAGATCGGCTACAAAAGCTATGGGAGGACATGAGCTATGAGAAGTGACGTGCTTGTAGCTGAAATATCTGGGAAACGACCTGGAGACTATAAAAACAGGCCGACAGAAAAAATGAAAATCGAATATGACCATCTTATAGTCTCCAATAACTCGGATGGATATATAACAGACTGGAAAATCGTCGATGTTCCGTTAGACTATGTTAAGTGGTACTGCAAAAATGCGAAGCAATCTGAAAACGCATGGTATGCACCGATGAACAGGAGCTATGCTATAAATTATGCTAGAGAGCATGGATATAGATATCTTGTGCAGCTAGATGATAACATAAAATTTTTGGAACTTTCATACTTAAAAAAAAATAGGGGGATCGATTGTAGATATAGGAGGCAGCACCCTACTGACATGTTAAATGATTTTATTGATGTTCTCGTAACCGTTCTCGAAAATACGAACGCCGGTATGGCTGGCTGCGGAATGGCTGGAATATCTAATCCTAACGACAGCTATCTATCAGAAAGATATGTATATAGCCTTTTCGCGCTTGATTTGCAAAGATGCCCAGACTACTTTCACGGCGATTTTGAGGATGACATTGAATTCAGACTAAAACTTACTCAAATGGGTGTGCCTTGTATACAAGTCGCACCGCTAAAGTATAGCAAAACCGGTCAGGCAAAGATGAAAGATTTGACAGGATGTAGGAAAGAATATGCAAACGTTGGAGTAAAACGAGGTGAGCATATGCGCAAGTTATATGGTGATATATACAGCTGCGGCATTGCAGGAAAAGCTAATCGAACGAATATGCTGTCTACTGCAGGCGAAAAATATTTTAAGCACGTCGTAAAGCCTGTAAAGGTCGGCGTTCTCGTAAAAGATCAAAAAAAAATAGATGAAAAAATTGAAAATCTTTTTAAAAAGTGGGCATACAAAAGGCCTGACAGGTGTAGCATAAAAATAAAAAGAAAGTGAATTTAACTTAATGGCTGCACAAGGGAGGCCACCGAACAAGGGAGGCCACCCAAACAAGGGAGGCCACCGCTGAAAAATTCATGAGACGGTTGTGGTTACTCAAAGAAAAATACAGAAAAAGCCGCAAAGCCAAAAAGGCTTTGCGGCCTGCCGATATAACTTTTACTCTTTTTTATCTCTCGGAAACGAGACGCCGAAAAGTTTTTCAGGGTCATACTGGCCAAGCTCCTGCATGATAAGTAGCTTAGTATATATAGGGCAGCAACCGCGTTGCTCCCAGTTTCGAACGGTTGTGACAGGGATCGCGAAAAGATTCGCAAGCTGCTGTTGAGATAACCCAGCGATCAGCCGGATCTCAAAAAGAGGACGCGAAATCGTATCGTATAAAATCTCAAGAACTTTAAAATTTGATTCAGGCTTTTCTATATCAATCCATGGTATCCCTGCGATTTCGGGCATATATGCCCAGCGGGCAGCAAAAATTTTTCTGTCTTTGCATTTCTCTGCCGAAAGAACAACTTTTGCGTATGTTTCAAACGGAAGAACTGTTTTTTTCATTTTTTACTCCTTACTGTAATTTTTTTACTATGCTTTAAGGGAGGCCACCCATTTGTGCGGCTCAGTGCTTTATAAAATTTTTGGGGTTAGCTTCCGGGTCTTCGCTGTCCATCCAATCGTCAAATCCGGCTGGGTCTCTAGTCTCCAGCTCGTCCATCAGCCAACCTCGGACAACTGCGAGATCAGGCGATATCTCCATGCTTTCCGTGATATCCCAAAGCTCCAATAACTTCTTGGTGCTGAAATTTTTGATTTGATCCGGTGCTTTAATCAAAGATGTACCGTACATTTTTTTGCTTCCTCCTTTTCTTACACTCGATCTGCGGCGGAGATACTAACTTTAACTCCGACCCGCCAAGCGGCGTGACCTGTTTCCATGTCGTATAATGCGACGGGGCAATCGACAGAATATACGCGGCGGAGATATACAAGCGTTCCATCCTGCGTTATACCAAGTTCGCGCGCCAGCTTACCGGCGAATTTGTGGCCGTCAGGATATCTTGAAGGCTCTTCATAAAGCCATTTAAGACCATCAAGAAAAGATTCTTTGCTAATGCCTGTGTTTTCGTGCCAGTTGTTAAAAATCTTGCTGTTGCCAGCTTCTACAATTTTTTTCGCGATCTCAAATTTCTTTGAAAATTCAGAAGACATCATTTTCGTTTCCTCCGTTTTTGTGTTTGTTTCCTTTACTGTGATTATAGTATATCATGTAATGCCTTATAAGTCAATAGGTTATAAGATAAAATAGTGAGTAAATTTTAAGACAAATTTTGTGCAAAATGTATAGAATGGAGGGTGAAATGCCGGAGTTTCAAAAAAGGTTACAGAAGCTAAGGGAAAAAGACAGGAAAAGCCGCAAAGTTTTATCAGAGCTTTGCGGCCTTCCGTCTGACGCTATCCGCCGATACGAAAAAGGGGAAGCCATACCGACTATAACGGCGCTTGTGAAAATCGCTGACTACTTCGGCGTGTCCCTTGACTACTTAGTAGGGAGAGATTCGAGGTGATCCCCGAAAATAAGTACGCTACACGGCCCTTCTGCGTAAGCTCGGCTTACAATAATATGAGCATTCGATTTTTCGATTGTAATTTCGATAGGATCTTCCGCAGAATCCCGGTACATTAAAATATTGGGTGAATGGGGAAGACGGGAGATCATGCCGACGACCTCAACGCCGTGCTTATCGCAGATCTTGCAAATGGCTTCTCGCTCGGCCTCGCTGGCTGGCACCCTGTAGCGATCGTGGAAAATAACATCTTTTCCAACCACGACATCAATATAAAAACGCTCGCGGTATGCTTCAATGTACTCATACTCATAATTGATTAGAATCAAAAGATAATCATCGTCCCTGTAAAGTGCCATGTAGGCATTTCGGCGCACAAGGTGCAGCTTCCCGGTGATGTCAACGCCATGGTCTTTGCAAATATCGCGGATGGAATTATTTTTCATTTTTGCTTTCTCCTTCGTTTTTGTGTTTGTTTCCTGCTGTGATTATAGTATATCATGTAATGCCTTATAAGTCAATAGGTTTGTAAATGAAAAATTGAATAAAGTTTAGATTTGATTTTGTGCAGAATGAACAAACAAAAACTGATTTCTACACAAAAAATAAAAAAATCCCCTTAAAAGGGGAAAAAGTGAAAAATATTGATATATGCTAAAGATGGCGAAGCGGCTATAAGCAGGCCAAGATCAGGCTACTTGGAGTGGCTACCCTAGCGCTGCGCCATGATGGCCGGTCAAAAGAGTATAAAACTCATGCAAGCCGCTAGTGTGTGGGGCGCTGACCGGTACAAAGCGTGAACGGAGACGCGATCCGTCACGAGGTCGCCCGGAATAGCCGGGAGGGAGGGAAGCGCGGTCTGTCCTCCACCGCGCAAGGGGTTTTTGGGGGAAATATTTTTTCAGTGTAGTCAAAAAGTTAAAAAGTCATGTCTGCAAAAGACTGCATTTCAATAGCAAGATCAAGCGGTGTGTTGGCGTAGCGATTCAACCACACATCAAAATGGCTGGAAAGATAGGATCTCAAGTTTTCTATGTTTTCCGGTTTGCTGGAAATTTTTTTGATGGCTTCGATGAAAGAATAAGCAGCGGCTGCGTTATCTGTGTAAGTCATAATTTTGCCTCCTAATTTTTTTTGGTTTTTTCGTACCCATGAGCGCCCGCCCTTGTGGGGCGGGCGGGCTTAGTCTTCGTCCTCTTCGGCATCCTTCTCGGCATACTCCGCTAGCTTCTCGCAGATCTGATCGGCCTGCTCTTCGGTCAGGTCGTACTCGTCGATCATCTGATCGCGATCCTCGGCGCGCCAATCTCCGCTGTAGAGGGAAGAAGCGATATCGGTCAAAGTAGAGTAATCGTAATACATAATGTGTACCTCCGTTTTTTATTTGTTATTTCCTTTGCTGTGATTATAGTATATCATGTAATGCCTTATAAGTCAATAGGTTATAAGATAAAAATATTGCACGAATATATAAAAATTTTTGTTAAAATTGCACAAATAAAGGTGAAGTATGGCCGGTAGACCGAAAAAAGAAATAGATAAAAAGGCATTTGAAAGCCTCTGCGCGCTGCAATGCACCCTCGAAGAGCTTTGCGGCTTTTTCGGCGTGTCAGACAAGACGCTGGAAAAGTGGTGCAAGCGCACATATGGAGCAAATTTTTCCGAAGTTTTTCGGCAAAAGCGCGGCGCAGGAAAGATATCCCTGCGCCGGTCGCAGTTTCGGCTTGCCGAAAGCAGCGCCGCTATGGCTATTTGGCTGGGCAAGCAGTACCTTGACCAGACAGAGCAGCAGACCGACCAAAAAAATAACGCTGATACAATAAAAATTATTTTTGATGTCTGATATAAAAATATCAAGCCTTATCGGCCCGGCTTACTATGAGCTTGCGCATGATGTCATGCGGCATAGATATACACACTATGACCTTAGCGGTGGGCGAGGGTCTCTAAAGTCGTCGTGTGTTTCTATTCTGGTGCCTCTCTTGATGGTAAGCCATCCGGACATACACGCGGTAGTCTTGCGCAAGGTCGGCAACACGATTCGAGACAGCGTTTTTGCGCAGTATATATGGGCGATCGGCGCGCTGGGGATGTCCGCATACTGGGATAGCCACGTAAGCCCGATGGAGCTAGTATACAAGCCGACAGGCCAGAAGATCATGTTTCGCGGCGCCGATGATCCAATGAAACTAAAATCCATAAAAGTCCAGTTCGGATATATTGCGATAACGCACTTTGAGGAAAAGGATCAGTTCGCTGGACGGAAAGAAATCCGCACTATTTTGCAGTCTACGATGCGTGGCGGGTCGAAATACTGGAATTTTGAGAGTTACAACCCGCCGATCAGCCGTGATAACTGGGCAAACGTAGACAGTTTGGAAAGCCGCGCCGATAGACTATGCCATAAAAGTACATATCTCGAAGCGCCCGCCGAATGGCTAGGCCCGCAATTTTTTGCGGAAGCAGAGTTTTTGCGGAAGACAAACCCCCGAGCATATGAGCATGAGTACCTAGGCGTACCGACCGGCACCGGCGGCAATGTCTTTGAAAACATCATCTGCGAAGAGATCACAGCGGATCAGATCAGACACTTTGACCGCATCTATCACGGCATAGATTGGGGATACTTTCCGGATCCATGGGCGTATAACGCAATGCACTTTGACGCAGCGCGGCGAACGCTGTATATTTTTGACGAAGCAACGAGAAATAAACTAGGCAACCGAGCGACGGCGGACATACTGCTTGAAAAAGGTCTTGACAAAGACGCGTGGATCACCGCAGACAGCGCAGAGCCTAAGAGCGTAGCAGACTACCGGTCGTATGGCCTCAACTGCCATGGCGCCGTAAAAGGGCCTGGAAGTGTAGAATACTCCATGAAGTGGCTGCAAAGCCTGTCGGCTATCGTGATAGATCCTCATAGATGCCCTGACACCTATGAAGAGTTTTCCGGATACGAGTACGAGGTCACGCCGGAGGGCGAGATCATAAGCGGATACCCAGACTGCAAAAATCACCACATCGACGCAGTGCGGTACGCGATGGAAAGAGTGTGGCAGCGCAAAGGCAAGTAAAAAAGAGGGTGTAAAGGTATGGGTTTTTGGGACTGGGCGCGAAACATTTTCCGCCCTAAAGAGGAGCGCCCCACCAGCGCAAGCGTGATCGAGCAGGCGTTTTCCGTCGTGCCGGTTGCATCGCGCACGATGGAGGAAAGTATACGGCTGTGGTGGTCTATGTACACCAACCGCCCTCCGTGGGAAACGGACTGCGTAAAGTCAATCGGCGTACCCGGTGCTGTGGCGCGCGAGCTGGCGAGGAACTCGTTGTCCGAGTTTGACGTGACGGTATCCGGCAGCCCTCGCGCAGACTATATCGATTCGGTGGTGCGCGGGCGTCTTGTATACCTCAAAAATGATCTCGAAATCGGGCTTGCGCTTGGGGGGATTGCTTTCCGGCCGTACATAGATGAGGCAGGGCGACTTCTCATTGACTCCACGGCAGCGACGTCGTTCACGCCGATAAAATTTGACGGAGAGGGGCGCGCTACGGCGGGCGTTTTCAGGCAAGAAGTCAAGTACAGCAAGGAGATCTATACACGCTTAGAGTACCACGGCTTTGAGGCGCTGGATAACGGCGAGACAGTATACGTGATCCGCAACCGGGCATACAAGGGGCCGGGCGGCGGCGCGGAGATCGAGCTTGCGAGTGTGCCGGAGTGGGCAAATCTTGAGTCGGAAACCATTATAAAAAATATTGAAAAGCCGTTATTTTCGTACTTTCGCGTACCTATCGCTAACAGCGTCGAGCCTGGATCTATGATCGGCGTGTCTGTGTACGGCGATGATGCGACGGTGCGGATGATCCAACAGGCAGATGAGCAGTGGGAGCGGATCATCTATGAGTATAAGAGCGGGCAGCGGAAGATATTTGCAGAAAGCGATATTTTGCCGGGACAGGTCGAAGATCGGCTTTTTGTCAAGGGCAATTTTACCAGCGACGGAGACCTTTTTCAGGAGTTTTCGCCAGAATTGCGCGATGATCCCATGTATATGGGCTTTCAGCGCATCTTACAGCGGATAGAGTACAATACGGGCCTCTCTTTCGGCACTTTGAGCGACCCTTCCTCCGTGGAAAAAACGGCAACCGAGATACTTGCTGCAAAAAACCGGCAGCGCACCACGGCGGCAGATATACAAGCCGCGCTGCAAAGGTCGCTTGATGATCTGCTCTATGCGGTCAACGCTTTTTGCGACCTGTACAGCCTCGCCCCGCCGGGAGAGTATGAAGCAACGTACAACTGGGGCGACGGCGTCATGGATGACCCCGAGACGCTTCGGCAGGAAAGGGCTATGGACTTGCAAGAGGTATCCGCCGGACTGCTTAACCCCTATGAGTACCGTATGAAATGGCGCAAAGAAGACGAGGAGAAGGCAAAGGCTATGCTTCCAAGCATGGAAGACATGACCACCGAAGAGCAGCAGGAAATCGAATGAAGAGTAAAAAATCATGAGAAAATATCCGTTTCAGCCTGAATTTTTGGACGCGTTGCCGGAAGAGATCGTGTCTATCTACTTGGCTTTGGAGGATAAGCTGCTGGAAGAGATATGCAGCCGGTTGGCGGTATCGGATAAGCTCAACACGGTCGCGGTATCTGCTATCAAGACTTTGCGAAGCCACGGGATAAAGCTAAAAGAGATAGAAACCGCCATAAAAAATACGGCAAAGATCGGCGAAGAAAAGCTGACGCAGCTTTTTGACGATGTTGTGAAGCGAAACCAAAAATATTACGAAGAAGAGATAAATTTTTCGGATTTGACAGAGCCTAGACGAAACGTAGATAAAGATGATATCGAGGCTGTATATAAGCAATCGAAAAAGAAGACGGAAGAGCTAGAGAAAAACCGCGCCGTAGACAGAGACGATATCAAAAAAGGTTTCGAAAAAGAGAATCGACCGTCTAAGGATCCGGAAGCAGACCTTATAAAAGAAGACAGAAAAAAGCAAGAAGAGAAAAAAGAAGAAAAAAAAGTAGAGCAGCCTAAGCAAGTCGAGATAGTCAACGAAGAAAAGATAAAAGCCGTCTATGATGAAGCGAAAGAAAAGCTGTTGAACCTCACAAAAAGCGCCGGGTTTTTGGTACACAGGGGCGGGAAAACGGTCATGCTGCCGCCTGCGAAAGCGTATCAGTGGGCGTTAGATCAAGCGGTCATTCGGATAGACAGCGGCGTTACAAGCTACAACGAGGCGATAAAAGACGCTATAAAAGAGCTTGCCAGCAGCGGCATTAAAACGGTCAGCTATGAAAGTGGACACGTAGACCAGCTTGATGTTGCCGTTAGGCGTGCTGTCATGACAGGGGTTGCGCAGCTATGCGATCAGTACACAACGCAGAGCGCGGAAAAGCTTGGAAGCCACTACTTTGAGATATCTGCCCACAGTGGGGCGCGTGATAAGCTGGGGCCACACAAGTGGTCATCGCACAAAGCATGGCAAGGAAAGGTGTACAGCACAGAACAGGATGATATATACCCGAATATTTATGCCGAGTGCGGCTATGGTGAGGTTGACGGCCTGATGGGTGCCAACTGCCGCCATTACCGCAACGTATGGCTTGAGGGGCGTTCCAGCCGGGCTTACACAGATGAGGAGTTGGAAAACATTGACCAACCGCCGTTTGAGTTTGAGTGTCGGACGTACACGGCCTATGAAGCCACGCAGAAGCAGCGACAGATAGAGCGTACGATTCGAAAGCAGGAGAGGCTTAAAATCGGGCTTGAAGCGAACGGCCAAAAAGAAGAGCTGACCGCCGTTAAGGCAAAGATCAGACGGTTAAAAGCAGAGTATAAGGCTTTCAGCAAGGCGGCAAATCTGCCGTTGCAAAACGAAAGGACAAAAGCACTATATGCAGATCAGTGATGCAATCTTGCAGAAAATCAACGCGATGCTTTCCAGCGGCGACCGGGTGGAAATTGTAAAAAACAAAAATGGCGATATCTATATAAAAGCTGTGAAGCGAAAAAATATTGCCGTTTTAAGCGGTGAACGATTAAAATAATCTTTACAAATAGTACCGTTTATGGTATTATAAAAAACAGTAAAATACAGTGCCCCGGTCTAAGCGGTGACCGGGAAGGGCGAACTTGTGCCGACTGTCTCCATGGTGAGACGGTCGGCACTTTTTGCGTTTTTACCGCCTTGTGCGGATAAAAAAATGACCGTCCCGAAGTCGAGAAACTAGGGGACTGCGGGTGAAGCGACCACCGATACAAAAGCGAAGCAGAGAAAGAAAAGGAGAAGGCATGAAACGTGATTTTTTGGAAAGTCTCGGTCTTGAAAAAGACATTATCGACAAGATCCTTGACGAAAACAGCAGGGATATAGGTCGAGAAAAAGGAAAGACCGATGCGGCAAAAGAAGAGGCGGATAGCTTGAAAAAGCAGCTTGAAGATCGAAATGCTGACCTTGAAACGCTTAAAAAAAGCAATGGGGACGCGCAGGAAATCCAAAAGCAGCTTGACGAGTTGCGGCAAAAGTATGAGGCGGACGGCAAAACGCATAGCGACCGTGTGGCGGAGCTGGAAGCACAGCTTGCGGCGCGTGACTATGATGATGCGATCAGCAGCGCTATTTCTGACAAGGGACTGAAATTCAGCTCCAAAAGTGCGCAGAGGGCGTTTGTGGCGACTTTGAAGGAAAAGAATCTTTCCCTTAAAGACGGTTCGCTTGAAGGGCTGGATGATTTCATTAAAGAGCAGAAAGCTGCCGACCCTGAAGCATTCGCACCGGAAAAAGCACCTGCAAAATTTGCCGGGCCTGTCGGTAGAGCTGCAGCACCTGAAAAAACGGTCAGCCGTGCGGCGCAGATCGCAAACGCGTACTATGCAAACCGCTATGGGACTGCAAACAACACACAAGTGAGCAAAGGAGAGTAAAAGATGGCTTACGTTGTAAACGAAACTGGCCGGGATCTTAACGCCGGTCGATTTTTGGAAAGCGAAGTTGGGGTCGTGCGGAAAACGCGACAGATCCCGGCCTCTATGGGTACGGATATTGGCGATAGCAAGGTGGTGCTGGCTGGCACCCCGTTCCCCGCTAACGACGCGACCGCTGAAGGCTTTGTCTATGAGGACGTCGATGTTACCTATGGCGATGCTGCCGGTTCTGTCGTTGTTGCTGGGCGTGTGTATACCGACCAGCTGCCTGTGACGCCGGAAAGCGCCGCCGTTACTGCGCTTAGCAGCACCGGATTTGTCTTTGTGGAGACGAAACCCGCCGTCGAACGGCCTTACTAAAAATAAAAGGAGTGTTGAACTATGGCTAAAATGCCTGAAAATATCGTTGGTCTGATCCCTGAAGCTGAATGGATCGACGTCGGTATGAACGTAACCCGCCCCAACGACCCGATTGACACGCTTTTCGGCGATGAGCGGACAAACAACCTTGTCGCCAAATGGCAGAGCATCGCGTCTGAATATAATGTTCCGATGATGGCGCAGTTCCACGGCTTTGATACCGAGAGTATGAAGACTTTCCGCGCGCCGGTGGATACCCACAACGTGGAAAAAGGTCTGATTAAGGTCAAGATCAATCAGAGTGAGCGTATGCGCGAACTTCTGCGCAGCGGTGTGCAGCAGAATGAAATGTACGAATATGTTATTAATGACGGTGTACGGCTGGCGGATCAGGTCGTGACCCGTTCTAAGGTTGCGAAAAACGAGCTGATGGCGACCGGCAAAGTAACAATCAAGGAAAACAACCTAAACATGACCGTTGATTATGGCGTCCCTGCGGCGCAGCTGGGGCTTACCCTTAATCTTGCCAATGATGCTGATGTTCCGGGTCAGTTGCAGACCATCGTGGATGATGCTGCGGCCGCTGGTGTCGTGCTGAACGGCATGTATCTGAGCCGCAAAAACATGACGAAAATTCGCCAGAATAAGGCGTTGCAGACCGCCGTTAATGGCAACATTGGCGCGGGTGCAATCGTGCGGAATCAGGATTTCATCGACTATATGGCTGCTGAATACGGCATCAACACCATTCTGACCAACGATCTCCAGTATGGCGCGGACTTTACCGAAAGCAAATCGACAGGCCGCCCGAAGATCACCAACAAGCGCATGTACCCGAACAACAAGGTCAGTTTCTTTGCCACGAATCCGGGCGGTCGCATTGGCGTTGGCCTTTGGGGCGATCCTCCCGAACTGGATTTTGCTGGTCAGTATCAAGTTGGCGCTTCCGGCGTTTCGCCGTTCGTGTATGTGACGCAGAACTACGAGTGGGATCCGGCCGTTCTTTGGACAAAGGCAAGCGGCCTGTTTATGCCGATCCTGTACAATCCCAACAGCCTGTGGGTAGCGACTGTCAGCTAATGCTTTTTAGACGCCAAGCGGCGGAAAGGGGGCCGGTACAATGACGGCTTATGTGGATTACAGCTTTTACACCGGTTCTTATCTTGGGAAAAGTATTTCCGAAGAAGACTTCCCGCCGCTTGCTATGAAAGCGTCTTTGTACTTGCGCGCGGTGACAAAAGGGCTTTCAGACAAAGCAACCGACGATGCTCTGGACGCTGTTAAAATGGCATCCTGCGCCATTGCTGAAGTGTTGCAGGACGAAACCCGCATGGCTGGAAGTGTTTTTTCTGCTGACCGTAGCACGTCGCGCTTATCTAGTGAGACAGTAGGGAGCTGGTCGGCCAGTTACAAGGCTGATACCGTGAGTAGCTCGGAAATAGAGTACCTGGAAAGCAAAAAGCGGGACGCCGTTAGGCTATACCTTGCGGCGATCCCTCTGTTTTCCAGCCTTTTCAATGTGCAGTCTTTCCACTGTATGCCGTGGCGGCGGAGGTGATGGCTTATGTATATGCCTCATACAGTCACGCTGTACAACGTGGAGCATATCACAGACCCGGAAACTTTTGAGGATGTCTTTAAAAACAACATCACCATTCTGCACGGCGTTTTTATGGACGCAAGCAGGGCGGCAAATATCAGGGCAACAGGTCTTGAAAGTGCAGATTTTGTCAATTTATATGTGCCTTTTGACGTAGACGCAACTGATGGCATAACCGGAGAACCTAAAAAATATATCGACACGATCGAATATTGGAATCTATCGGATAAGTCAGGGTACTACACCTTTACAGAGGGGCGCAATACATTTTTTGTCAAAGGAGTTGCGGTTGAACCGGACAAAGACGATGGATACATAAACCTTGCTTATGACGATGTATACCGAGTAACCAAAGTTGACAAAAAAGACTTTGGAAGCCCTGCAATGCAGCACTTTGAAATAGGCGGCGCGTGATGGCATTTATATCGTTCGACGTCAAAATCAAAGGGTTAGATCAGACGACCGATAAAGTTCGAGCAGCGTCAAAAGTAACAGAAAATGAACTGGCAGTACAAATCAAAACAGATACAGCAAAATTTGTTCCAGCATTAACCCTATCTCTTGATAGGCGTACTAGGGTAGAGGGAAACAAAATAATTTATCCCGGCCCTAATTCACAATATCTATACTACGGCAAGCTGATGGTTGACCCAGATACCGGCAGTTCATGGGCGAAAAAAGGCGCTGTAAAAGTTCTGACCGATAAGGATTTGATTTTTAACAAGTCTGTACATTCCCTAGCGCAAAGCCACTGGTTTGAATCATCCAAAGCCTTGAACAAAGACAACTGGATAAAACTCTCAAAAGAAAGTTTCTTACATGCTCTTAAGAAGTGAAGAAAAAGAATTACGGCTGACGTCCAGAGAAGAAGAGGAAAGCGTAAAGCGAAGCCTTTTAATCTGGATAAACAAATGTCCTCTTTTGCCGCGCGATATCGACAAGGGGCTTGTGCAGTATGATATGCTACCTAAAACTGGGGCTGGCATGGCTTTACACACAATACAGGGCGCAAGCATTTTGGAAAACTATATTACCGGCGGACATACGGCTTCTTACCAATTTTCGTTGATCTATCGCGCAAATCAGGTAAGTAGCTCCAACAAACGATTGACCGCAGAAGAAACGCTTGATAAGATCGCAGCTTGGCTTGTTGAAAACGTGCCTGATCTTGGCGATAAACTTATAAACGTTGAAGTGAAGCAAAATACAAGATCTGCACAGTATGCGCCCTATGAAGATGGGGACGCGGATTTTCAAACCATGATGTCCCTAACATACGAAGTCTTATAAAATACGATACCTTTAAGGAGGTAAAAAACTATGGCAGCATCTACTTTTAATCTCCCCGCTGGACAGAAAGCAGAGCGCAAACTTGAAATGCACTTTGTGAATGTCGGCACCAGCGAAGCAAAAGAATGGGAGATTGTAGGTCGTGGCGTTGAAGAAGCGGCCACGGAATACAACCATGACACGGAACAGGTAACGGATATTCTCGGCATTACCGATACCGAAGTGAGCGCGGCGAAGCCCTCTTTGGAACTCGATCCGAACACGATTCGCGGCGGTCAGAAGTTGAGCGAAAAACTTCTCGATATTGAGCGCCGGAACGCGATCAGTGAACTTTCCACTTTTGAGGTTTTGAACGTGCACTGTTACCTTGGCACTGCGAGCGGCCCGTTTACGGCGGAACTGCACAAAAACTGTTCTGTTGTGCCTCAAAGCCTTGGCGGTAGTTCTTATGTCGGTATGCCGCTTAGCATCTTTTTGTCTAATGACAAGATCCTCGGAGCAGTTACTATCGAGGATGGCGTACCGACTTTTACGGCTGAAACGACTGTAGAGTAAAGATAGATAGCAAAAGGAGGAAGATACTATGCAATTTAACATTGATCTTGGCTTAAAAAGCTACGACGTTATTGATGCAGACGGTACTTTGGTGGGGACTATCCGGTTTAACCCTGCTGACCCCGGAATGGCCGCGCGTTGGAAGGAAATGGAAAACGCCGTCAATGATGTAAAAATGTGGTCTATGGACACGCCTGAAGCAATTAAGGCAGCAGATGATGAAATCAAGACAAAACTTGACTATGCGTTCGGTTCGCCTGTTTCTGAAGTGTTTTTTGGCAAGGTATCTTCCTTGGCTATCTGCGCTGATGGACGGCTTGTACTTGAAACCGTTCTCGAAGCACTTGCGCCCATCGTGGAAAAATCCATCAAAGAAGCGGAAAAGAAAACTAAAAAGAGAATGGAAAAATATACCGGCGCTTATAAAAATAGCGACGCCGGACTTGCACCCGGTCAAAAAGCATGAGTGCTTGGAACTTACCGACTACTGTTACAATTTCAGGCGAAGAATTTACGATTCGAAGCGATTTTCGAGCCGTTTTAGACGCGCTGGCGGCTTTGTCAGATAAAGAGCTTTCCACACAAGAGCAGTGTATGTCTTGTATGCAGATACTTTTCCCAAAGTGGGAGTTTATACCGGACTATAATGCTGCTTTTATCGCTGCAATGGAATTTGTAAACCTTGGCAAGCCGGTACAAAAAAACCAGCCGCCTAAACCACGGCTGGTAGATTGGGAAAAAGATGTAGATTTGATAGCTCCCGCTATTGATGCAGTTCTCGGATACAGTTGCCGTCGGTGCGAATATTTGCACTGGTGGGAATTTGTAGGCGCATATTCTTGCATTGGCCGGGGGCTATTTTCTCAAGTTGTCAGTATACGGTCAAAGCGTGCAAAGGGAAAAGCTCTTGATAAAGCAGAACAGGAATTCGCAAGAGAAAACGCCGATTTGATTAGTCTTCCGGGTGCAGAATTGACAAGCGAGGAAGAGGAATTTTTCAAGAGATTGGGGGTGTGATACATGGCAGATGGCGAGATCATCATCTCGGCAAAGGTAAATGCAAGCAAGGCAGAAGCCGGGATAGACGATTTGCAATCCAAACTTGAAAAGTTTCTTACTAAACTGGATCAAACCATACAAGAATTAAGTACAGTTAATTCCCACCTGGCAAAAGCAAATTTATTAGATGAGAAGAAAATAGACCTTAGCAATAAAATCATAGAAGCTCTATCAAAGCAGAACAATGCAGCTGTTGGTCTTGAAGAAAAATATAACCAGCAGCAGCAAACGCTTACAACTCTTGTCCAGCAGCACGAAGAGCTTAAAAGCAAGGTTGAGAAAGAAGGAAGCGCCGCAAAACAGACGGCGACAAGCTATCAGGCAATCGAATCTGCTACTGGACGCGCCGTAGCAAATCAAAAATCGTATAACTATGCGGCGGCCGGCTCTGCTGATACGATAAAAACGCTAAAGCAAGAGCTTTCCAGTGTTGAACGGCAGATAAGTAGAATACAAGGCAGTACGGCCCTTGCAGATAAACTTGAAGAGGCAAAAGCAAAAGCTGCACAGACAGGACAAGAATTAGATAAGGTTTTTTATCGTCTTGAAGCGCAAAGAAGATCCAGTTATGGAATTGACAAAGAAAATTCAGATCTTTCCCTTTACGACAAATTAGAAGAAAAACTTGTGTCCCAACAGATAGCTGCGGATAATATAGAAAAAAAGTACAACCAGCAGCAGCAAACGCTTGCAACTCTTATTCAGCAGCATGAAACGCTTAAAAGTCAGCTTACACAGGAACAAAATGCGGCAGAATTTCAAAACGCGGATGCAAAAATGCAAAGCTATTTTGGCAAGCAGGAATCCGACATTGAAAATAAATATGCCAAGATAGAACAAAAGCAGGCCAAATCCCTTGGGATAATGGCGCTTAGTGCGACTGAATACGTCACTCAGCTCGTAAACGAAACTCGCCGAGAATCAGAAGCGCAGGAGGCGGCGGCAGAAGATACGGAAGAAGCAGCGAAAAGAAAAGCAACGGCGTATAAAAATAGTTTGCAAAGTATACTTTCCTCTTCTGTGAGTAAATTTGGAAAAACTGCATTTTCTGGACTTTCAAAGGCTGCGTCAAAATCTTTAAAAAGCATCGGATCTATGTTGGGCGGTTTGGCAAAAAAAATTATTCCGTTCAATTTAGAACTTAGAAAATCTCACGACAGAACGGAGCGATTTAGAACAAGACTTAAAAGCATTGTATCAGGTGCGCTGATCTTTAACGTGGTAAGTTCAGCGTTGCGAGATTTGACCCAATACATGGGAAATGCAATAAAAAGTACAACGGCGGTTAAAACTGCGCTTTCCAACCTAAAAGGCGCCGCCGCAACTGCCGCTGCGCCGCTGATACAGGCTCTTGCGCCTGCACTGGCTGCGATTGCAAATGCCGCAGCTACTGCGTTTTCTTATCTTGCTCGTCTTATATCCTTTTTTACCGGCAAAAGCATCGGATCCATGCAAGCGGCTGCGGCTGGACTGACCGGCGTTGGGAATGCCGCCGGTGGCGCCGCAAAAAAGACGAAAGAAGCCGGGAAAGAGGCCAAAAAAGCGCGCGGTGAATTGGCCGCATTTGACGAACTGGACGTATTGAACCGCAACGAAGATGTAGAGGAACCACAAGACACATCCGGCGGTGGCGGCGGTGGAGCTGGTGGCGTAGGCGAGGATATCAACTACGGCTTTGTTGGCGAAAGTCCGTTTTTGCAATCCATTTTGGATGCTATCAAAGCAAGCGACTGGTACGAAGTTGGACGCCTTGTCGGAGAAAAACTGCGCGATAGCCTTAATGCGATCGACTGGCCCAGTATCCAAGAAAAGGCATATACATGGGCGTACAATCTCGCCGAAACGCTGAATGGATTTGTAGAAACGCCGGGCTTGTGGCAATCCATTGGGCATACGCTGGCGCAAGGGTTAAATACCGCGACAGGATCAATAGATACATTCTTTCAAAATTTTCGCTGGCAAAGCCTTGGACTTGGTCTTGGTAACGGATTGCAGCAAATGGTTGTTGAAACCGACTGGGAAACGCTCGGCCGGTCTTTGACAGACGGAATTCGCGGCGCTCTTTTGACGTTGAACGGATTTTTGCAATCCGATTTTGATTGGGCGCAATTTGGAACATCTATTGGAACCATGATTGGTGCTGCTGTAAAAAATATCGATTGGGTTCAAGCAGCGGGAGACTTTAGCAGCCTTGCAATAGGGCTTTTAACAGCTTTAAATTCCGCGCTTTCTACTATAGACTGGGAACAGGTTGGACAAACCGTTTTGCAAATGCTTTCGGAAGTAGATTGGAACGGTATTCTGGAACAGCTAGGGCAAGTAATTTCCAACGGATGGCCCATTCTCCTTGGCGTTCTTGCAGCAATTTTCCTTCCCAGTATCTTGTCTTTCGTTGGTACAACGATTCTAGGAGCCATTGTAAAAGGACTTGGCCTTCTTATTACTGGCATTATAACCGCTATTGGCCTTTGGCCTGCACTTCTTTTGGTTGCTCTTATCGCGTTAGCTGCAATCATCATCGGATGGCTTGTAACGCACTGGGATGATATAAAACAAAAAGTTTCTGACGGTCTTGACAAGCTAAAAGAAATGATAAGTAACATTGGTGAAAAAATTTCTACCGTGTGGGACAAAATATGGACTGGAATTTCTGAAACCGTTGAAAAGATTTGGACAGGGATAAAAGATACCGTAAAAGGTGCGGTTAATGGCGTTATCGAATTTATAAACGGCATGATTAATGCTGTTGTATCTGGCATTAACTCTTTGACAGAAATGTTAAACTCTATCTCGATTGATTTGCCTGAAATAATGGGCGGTGGAACAATCGGATTTGATATACCGCAAATTACTGCGCCTCAAATCCCTTACCTTGCACAGGGCGCAGTCATACCGCCCAACAGGGAATTTCTGGCGGTGCTTGGCGATCAGTCGAGAGGGACAAACATAGAAGCACCTCTTGACACAATCAAACAGGCAGTTTTGGAAAGCATTTATGAAATGGGCGGCGTAGGTGGTCAAGAAATCACAATACGGTTTGCGGAATCTGGAGGACTTAGCGAATTGGTTCGGCTGATGAAACCATACATAGATCAGGAAAATACTAGGCGCGGGACAAAATTGATTACGGGAGGTGCTTATTGATGCTTACAATTGACGGTATTATATATAACATACCTGTAATAGAGCTTTCGAGATCGGCGGATTTTCTTGATAAGTACGCAGAGCGAACAGAATCAGGAGACCTTGAACGTGAATTGATTGGAGTATATTTCAACTACAAGCTGAAATTGGGACGGTCGCGGGATCCGGCAGAGTATGCACGCCTTTGGCGAAAACTGACAGAGCCGGAAGAATTTCATACAGTCGTTGTACCGGATGAATCCGGCAGCTACACTTTCACTGCTTATTTTTCCAGCGTTGGCGACAAGTTCCGCCGGACAGAGGGAAACAAAAACTTTTGGGGCGATTTAACGGTAAACTTTACGGCAAAATCCCCTGCTAAAACGTGAGGAGGTGAAATCCAATGCGCACGATCGCGCAAGTGGATTTTGGCTTATATGACGTAACGGCGCGGGGGGATAGTAACCCTGTCAGCGATGCGGCACAGCCTTTTTGTAATATCCTCACGGACTTAAAACTAGATGAAGTGCCGGAACAAAAGAAATATGGAACTCTTGAAAAAAATCAATTTTTGATGGACAAGACCTTTTCTTTGTTCCCGGACTTCCCAGATGAAGAACCTTTTTGGGGGCTTTGGAGCAAGGTGCAAAGCGGTGAAGATGGACAATTTTCAGAACCGCCTGTTCTGGAAATCACCTTCACGCAGCCGCATTCTTCAGCCGGAATCACTCTGCATTTCTATGCGCCAACACAGGATTTTGCAACAGGTGTAACGATCAAATGGTATGGCGACAAACTTTTGCGTACTGCAAGATTTACACCGGATAAGGTTGATTACTATTGCCAGTGCAAAGTTGAAAATTATACAAAAATTGTTTTAACGTTCACTAAAGTGAACAGACCAGGGCGATATTTGAAACTTTCCGGTATCGACTACGGCGTTTTTATGAGTTTTAAAGGCGCTGAAGTCGTAAATGCAAATGTTTTAGAGGAAGTTGATATTCTTAGCGACGAGATCAGTATTAACACACTGAATTTGACGCTATACAATCGAAATGGCGACTTCTCGGTCTTAAATGAAAACGGAGTTCTTGATGTTCTTCAACACAAGCAAAAATTTACCGTGTATGAGGAAGTAAAAAAATCAGGATCACAAGAAACTGTAAAGTATAATATCGGAACGTTCTATCTTTCAGGCTGGGAAAATACGAGCGATACACTTGCAAGTTTTACTGCGACTGATGCAATTGGTCTGTTGGATTCTGCACCGTATGACGGTGGAATTTACGATACAACTGTTCCGGCCATGGTTGCAGACGTTTTGAACGGATACGAATATGAGCTTGACCCTGCGTTTGAAAATGAAACTGTTAAAGGGTATCTTCCAGTTGGAACCAAACGAAATGCTTTACAGCAACTTGCATTTGCGATCGGTGCGATTGTGGATTGCAGCAGAAGCGACAAGATAAAAATCTATTCGCCAGTTCCGCTTAAAAGCAGCCAGATTACACATGATCGGAAATGGCAAGGTGGTAAAATTACACTTTTGCCTCTTATAACTGGAGTATCAGTTACAGCGCATCAATACGTTCCATCAGATGCAGAAGAAAAAATTTTCGGGGATACGCTTGGGCAAGGAACGCATAAAATCACTTTTTCAGAACCGGCAACCGAACTGGCTATTACAGGTGGAAAATTAGTTGAAACCAGCACAAATTTTGCTGTTGTAAGTGTTGAAACAGATGGAGAAGTCACGATTACAGGTAAAAAATATGTGGACTATCAAACGGTTACGATATGTGAAGCTGAAAATATTCCGGCCAATGTGCAAGACAATGTGCTGGAAGTAAAAGACGCAACGCTTGTAAGTCAAGATCGTGCGTTGTCCGTGGCAAATCGGATTTTGGCATACTATGCTAACCGGTATGAACACACCTTTAAAATGGTTGCTGGTGATGAACAACTTTCGAATACACTAATTGTTGACAGCTTCGGCGGGAAGCAGATCAGAGGCGTACTTAATCAGATGAAAATAGACTTGTCTGGAGGCTTTGTTGTAGATGCAAAAGTTGTCGGCACTTCTATTGGAGGATCGTCTTCCGATGTCTATACAACCGAAATCCGTGCGCCGGAAAGGAGTTGGTTGTAGTGTGGAGAACGCCAATCTTTGACAGAACGGAAGCGGATGTTGCCGCTGGTGCTGAAAAATGTTACTTTTCGACAACTTCCTTGAATCGAATTGAAGGAAATATCGAGCATTTGGCAACGCTTTTTGGTACTCGCGTAAATGTAAAGACAAACTGGAAATCAACAGATTTTCTCACCGTATCTGATATGCGGCGAATCTTAGCAAATGCTTCCGCTGTAAAAGCGTCGTACCTTGTACCGAAAGAATGTCCTCCTATCCCGTCTTTTCCTTGTACTGGATGGAAAGAGGTCAACGATCTTGAACGAAACTTGCACGAGCTATACGCTGTATGGCGCCGGAATGCAAGCCAAAAAGCATATACTGGAGAAATTTTTGCAGGAGAGGAAGGAATTTTGTAAATGGCTGTATATGAAAGAAAAACGTGGATTGACCGGCAATCCGAGCATCGCGGACGTCGAAAGCTTACGCCGACCGGCCTTGATAACGTATACGACGTGGAACGATCTGAAGGTCTTGTCGTTGAAGAGGGAGACGCATTTGACGCTGCTACCATGAACGATTTAGAGCGCAGGATTGCAGAAGGTTTTGATGGCGTTTTCGGCCTGTACACTGCGACTTTTACAATGGGGAAATGGACATTTGTGGATGATTCCAACGAATCTTTAGGCGTTATGCAGTCCGCTCCTCTTGTAAGCCTGCGAACAGGTGATGCAGCAAAAGCTGGTCTTGCGCTTTGTTCTGGCCCTATGTGTCAAAAGACGTCAGACCCGTCCGTCAATGCGACGCTTTTACAGGCTTTGAACCTTGTCAATAAAGGATGGGAAACGCTTGAAAATGGCGTTATTACGTTGCACCTTACAAGAAAGCCGACCTGTGATATATCGGTTGTATGGCAAGCGGCCGGAGCTGAAGAAATCGGGGAAGCTACCACAAGCGATATCGAAACTCTTAGCAGTTCGGAAATAGATAACATTTTATCTCAATAAGGGGGTAATTTTATGGCTGATGCAAACAGTAAACATCTTGACGGCGCAGGGCTGTCCCACCTTTGGTCAAAACTTAAAGCAATGCTTTCTGGCAAGGTGGATGCAGTTGAGGGAAAAAGCCTTTCAAGCAACGACTATACAACGGCAGAAAAACAAAAATTGTCAAATATCGAAGCTGGCGCAAACAAGTACATCCATCCGTCACATAACGCGTACTCATCAGGATTGTATAAAATCACAGTAGATTCTCTTGGTCATGTATCGAATACCACCGTCGTCACAAAGTCGGATATAACCGCATTGGGTATACCGTCTACCAACACTACCTACGGCGCTGCTACCCAAAGCGCGCCCGGTCTCATGTCCGCTGCAGATAAGAAAAAGCTGGACGGTTTTGGTGCTGCGTCAACATATGCCACTACAAACTATGTAACGCAACAAATCGCGGCGTCAACTCATCTTAAAAAGAGTATTGTATCGGCACTTCCTTCTATTGCAAATGCAGAAGATAACACAATCTACATGGTTCCCAGAACAGTAGCATCTGGTGAAGCAGCCGACGGATACGATGAATATTTGCTTGTGAATGGGAAATTTGAGTTAATTGGGCATACTGCTACAACGATAGAAACGCTTTCTGACGCAGAAATTGATGCAATCTTGGGGGGATAAAATATGACCACCAACGAAAAACATCTTGATGGGAGAGGTTTGGTTCGCGTATGGCAACAGATCAATAAAACCTTTATTAAGGGGCTGTCTGTATCGGATAAAGTTATTACTTACACAAAAGGCAACGGCAGCACAGGCACGATCAAAACTGTGCCTGACTATTGCGCGACTATAACGGACTGGAACAGTGTGGTCACCAACGGATGGTACATGGCGTCTGGCGCAAAAAACAACCCGCTCGGTGACAGCAACACCACCTGGTTTTTTGGGCATGTCATCGTACACAACAACAAGTGGGTGCAGCAGGAACTGTATGCATTTACGGATGGCGACGCTGTTCCTAGGCGATATCTTCGACACTCCTACGATAACAACGGCACAATCGCATGGAGGGCGTGGACGGAGATCACGGTAAGGAAAGCTGTACCCGCGAACGCCGTCTTTACAGACACAAAATACAGCACTATGAAGCCCGCAACAGCTAGTGCAGCCGGTGCGGCCGGTCTGGTACCGGCACCAGCTGCTGGTAAGCAAGTGCAGTACCTGCGGGGGGATGGCGTCTGGGCGACGCCGACCAACACAACCTACGGCACCGCTACCCAGAGCGCACCCGGTCTCATGTCCGCTTCCGACAAGAAAAAGCTGGATGGCTTTGGAGAGGCAACAACTTATCTGCCAAAGTCAGGCGGTACTGTCACAGGCACACTGGTGCTGTCTAAAACGACAGACGCCTCTGGTACCGCAAACAACTCCCCGGCCTTGATCGTGGGCGGCCCGGTGACGGGATCGCACATCGAGATGGACGGCAACGAGATCATGGCGAAGACCAACGGCACGACAACGGGGCCGCTCCATCTCAACTCCGACGGCGGAGAAGTCAAAATCAACGGTAAGCTGCCAGTCAAGCAGGGCGATCGTGTGCTGATGTACCTATATTCTGCCACACTGAAAGTGGACGGATGGACGGAAAGCAATGGTGCATACACACAGACAGTCTCCTGCACCCCTGCTGACGGAGGCCCAGCTCTGACAGCCAACACCAGGCTCTCTGGGCCGATGTGTGTGCCGACTGGCGTCGAAGCGACGGATAAATCGCTGCAAACAGCGCTCGGAATTATCAATGGCGGCGTCACGACCCCCGCCGCCGCAAAAGTGACATGTAAAGTCTGGAAGAAACCGGCTTGTGATTGTGCCATATACTGGTACGGAAAGGGATGAAAAAATGAAAATCTACGATGAAAACGGAAAGCTGCTTGAAGAGAGCAAGGCAAACGCTTTGGTTGAAGAAGGTAATGGAGAACTTATCCCAATTACCATTATAAAAAGCGTTGAGCCTGAACACTTTGAAATCATGGCTGGAACTGACGGCTTACGCCGCTTTGTTCCTGAAAAGAAAGTAACGGAACCGGCTCTTCGCTACCATACGTATACAGAAGAGGAGATTGCCGAGCGTAACAAACCGACCGACCTTGAACGCGTCGAAGCACAGGTTCTTTATACGGCTATGATGACTGACACGGTATTGGAGGGTTGACAATGTATAAAAAAATCAAGCTGTTTTACGACAAGGGGCTTTGGACGTCTTCAATGGTGAAACAAGCTACCGAAAAAGGTCTGTTGAGCTACGAAGAATACGAAGCGATTGTTGGAAAGGGAGTTATCAATGGCTAATGGATTTATGGTTCCGGCGGGTGGCGGTGGTGGAAGAGGAAACGTAGGGGCATATATCGAGACAATCACGATTTTCTATACACATATAGCAGACACATCCGATGGGTCAGACAGAAACAGTATTAAAGTTCTTACTGAAGAGGGCGTAAGCAACGAATACTTTAGGCACGATGGCGGAACTATTTACGAAGATTCTTATGTTAAAGTGGATTATCGCGGAGATCACACCTATCCATATATGTACTTTTATTGGAAGGTAGACCTTTATGTAATGACAATGAACATGGGAAAAAAGAACGATCGCCGCCCCATTTTGTATAGCGCTGGAACTACGACTACTGTAGACCCTCCGCATGATGGTGTGTCTGAAGGATTTGCTATTTTTGAGATAGCGTAAGGAGGTGCAAAATGCTTTTCGAGGGACGTAACCGCGTGCGGTACAGCTACTCAAGGTACGGGTACACGCGAGGCGGTGGAAGAACGCGGCACGACGGGATAGACGTCGAGCCACTAGATAATCTAACCATTTATATGCCGCCGTATATCGACAAGACGATCAGCGGCACGGTGCGCACCGCCCGGATCGTGACGGACAAGAGCAATCCGACGTGGGAATGGGGCTACTATGTATGTGTTCAGCTGGACGCGGCGCAGACCCCTGATCCTGTCAATTACCTATACTTCTGCCACTGCTCTAAATTACTTGTGAAACCCGGTCAAAAGGTAAAAAGCGGCGATGCACTTGCGATTGTGGGCAACACTGGCAATGCAGCGCTCGCAAGCCCTCCATACGCGCACTGTCACTTTGAAGTGCGCAAGACCGCGACCAGCAGGGGGCTGGATCCTACGGCATACGCCGGGATCCCTAACGAGGTAGGCACTTACGGAGACGCTCCTGCTGCTGATCCGATTCCGGATAACAATACAGAATCCAAACTTGTGACCCGCAAGGTCGGGCCTATGAGCAAGGGCGACGACGCGGCGCTGCAAGCGTGGTGCGCCGAGCGCGCCTTGCCCTGTACTGTGGTATAATGGGGTGATGCAAATGGAGCCTATTATTGTTGCTCTAATTACCGGCGGACTTTCTCTTATCGGCGTTATTATCACAACCGCCGCATCAAATCGCAAAATGGAGCAACGTTTAGAAGTCAGCCAAGCTGTGACTGACACCAAAATCGAAGAACTCACACGTGAAGTGAGGATGCACAACAGTTTTGCGCAGCGAATGCCAGTTGTTGAAGAACAAATAAAAGTTATAAATCACAGAATTTCCGATTTAGAAAATTCTTGAAATTAAAAGGAGAATTAAAAATGGACGTTTCTTTCTTGTCTGAATATATGGTTCCTGTTGTGGTAGGAATCTGTTTATGCGTCGGTTACGTCGTGAAACACTGGATCAAAGACGCCGATAACCGCATTATTCCGACGTTGTGCGCCATTATCGGCGTAGCTATTGCTTGCTGGATGAACTGGCAGAAAATAACGCCTGACGTTATTTTGACTGGACTTGCAAGCGGTTTGGCGTCTACTGGACTGCATCAAGCCGCAAAACAACTTTTCGGTAATAAAAATTAAATTTTTCGAAAGTTTATATTGCATTTTTGGGGCTGATAAGATAAAATTTTGAAAGAAAGGACGTGACGATATGGAAAACGAAAAAGCAAAACAGACCATTGAAAATTTCGGCGACATGGTAACAGCTACGGAAAGACTTACAAAGCCGTGGCGGATTGCATTGATCGTAACGAATGTTTTATGGGCTGTCGTAATGGCTACGTTTATCTGGCTAGCTTATATGTCTCCCGATACAAGCTATCAATATCAAGATTTGGCCGGTCAGACGCAAACGCAAAGCGTTGGTTCCGAAGTATCGCCCGGCGGTAGCGAATAATGGCTAAACAGGTGCAAGTGCATAAAAGGGGCGCAAAATTGCCGAAAAAACCGAAACGCCCTAAAAAGCCTAGCAAAAAACGCAAATGAACCATCAGCATAGGGCGATCCGCGCCCTCCTAAATAGCATGGCTCCAAAACGTGCAATCATGTATATACAATCATTTGATCTGCCGGTGGATGAAGAACTATATTTGATTGAATGTGATGTACGGCAAAAGTCATATGCACAAATTTGCATGGAAAATCACACGTCACCGGAAGCTGTAAAAAGGAAAAGATTTAAAGCGTATCAAAAAATAGCTGACGCGATCAACAACCCAGCATAAAATATTTCCTATAAAAGACCCATTCAAAGACCAAACAAAGGCCATTTGGATGGGTCTTTTTATTTTACTATGGTATCAGAAAAAGTGAAGGAGAAATACCGATGTACGAAGAACAGCGATTGATTTCTTTTGGATATCCCTTGGAAGATGCTCTTACTCTGTGCCATAGCTTGCGCCGTGAAGGACTGCTTGAAAAATTTATAGAAGAAGAGGAAAAAAGTATAAAAGATCAAAATGAACGCATTCTTGCCGTATAATCCGAACCCATGCCGCAAACGCGTTGGAGATTGCGTTATCCGCGCGATAAGCAAAGCAACAGGGGATAGCTGGGAACGCACTTTTGTAGGGATCTGTCTAAAAGGATTTGTACTGGGAGATATGCCGTCAGCAAACACTGTTTGGGGCGCATATCTGCGCGAAAAAGGTTTTTCCAGATACATTTTGCCGAATAATTGCCCAGACTGCTATACAGTACGCGATTTTTGCGAAGAACATACTGATGGAACCTATGTGCTTGCGTTACAAGGTCATGTTGTTGCAGTGCAAGATGGAAAATATTTTGATACATGGGATAGCGGGGAAGAAGTACCGCTATACTTTTGGGCAAAGGAGATTTGAAAATGGCGTATAATACCTCTTTTTACCCGCCTAACAGCCAAAATGTGCAAGGTACATACTATCAACCTCCGTATCAAATGCCGGGATATTATAGCCAACCTATGCAGGATCAATTGTCACAACTGCGACAAAACCAGTACCAGCAACCGCAACAGAGCGGAAATGGGAATGCCATTATCTGGGTACAAGGTGAAGCTGCAGCGCGGGCTTATATGGTTGCCGCTGGAAATACAGTCCTTTTGATGGACAGCGACAGCAGCACATTTTACATGAAAAGCACCGATGCTTCTGGTATGCCGCAACCATTACGTATTTTTGATTATAAAGAAAGAATAGCAGATCAAAAAGCAGCCCCTATTGCATCTCAAGCGCCCACGTCTGTAGAATATGTGACGCGTGAAGAATTTAACGCATTAGCTGCAAAATTTGAAGAAATAGAAGCAAAAGAATCGGATTCCGGCAAGAAAAGTAAATCTAAGGAGGTCGCAAATGCCTAATCCATTATTTGAAGCTATGGGCGGTTTTGGGTCGCAATCTATGCCCGGCCCTCTTGGCGATTTTGCCAACATGATGCAGCAATTTAACCAGTTTAGGGCAAATTTTCAAGGCGACCCAAAACAGGAAGTACAGCGCCTTTTGCAAAGCGGGCAGATGAGCCAGCAGCAACTAAACCAGTTGCAGGGGATGGCACAACAGCTTATGCAGTTTATGGGAAAGTAACTGCAAATATTTCTTGGTAAGTTTCGTGCGCGCGATTCTTATAAAAAAACAACTTATAAAAAAAGAAAGGAGAAAATATGTCTCTCTCTTCCGATGCTACAATGACTATGCCGGTCGCCCCTGTTGGATATACCGGCAACAACGGCAATTGCGGTGGCTTTGGTGGCTTTGGCGGTGAAGGTGCATGGTTTATCATCATCCTTTTCCTCTTTGCGTTCCTTGGCTGGGGCAATAACGGCCGCGGCGGTTTTGGCAGCGGCAATGGCGGTGGTAACTGCGGCGGGACGCCTTATGTTATCAATGCAGGTTCGCAGGGCTATGATACCCGTGCCGATATCCAGCGCAGCTTTGACAACAGCGCCGTGATTACTAAGCTGGATGGCATTACCAACGGCATTTGCGACAGCACGTATAGCCTCACTAATGCGATCAATAGTGGATTCTCCAGCGCTGAACTGTCTCGCTGCAACCAGCAAGCGGCTCTGATGCAGCAGCTTAACAACATGGCTATGCAGGCGCAGAATTGCTGCTGCGAAAACCGCGCAGCTATTGCACAGGTGCGTTATGACATGGCAACGCAGGCTTGTGATACCCGTAACACGATTCAGAACGCCACGCGGGACATCATCGACAACTCCAACGCGAACAGCCGTGCGATCCTTGACTTCCTGACGCAGGATAAGATCAACACCTTGCAGGCCGAGAACCAGAACCTCAAGTTCCAGGCTTCCCAGACTGCGCAGAATGCTTTTATCACCGCGAATCAGGAAGCGCAGACCGCCGAACTGATCCGCCGTTTGGGACGTGATTGTCCGGTTCCCGCCTATGTTGTGCCGAACCCTAACTGCTGCTACGGCAACCCTGTTGGCGTCAACTATGGCTGCAACAACGGCTGTGGCTGCTAAAATCAAATACGACAGCTTCCCAACATTATGATATGGGATGTTCGGCCCTTGCCGATACTGTAACAACGCGGTGGGGTCAATGTATCCCACCGCAATTTTTTTAGAAAGGATAGAAGATGAGTACAGTTAAAGATGTTAAGCAGCGATTGGTAGACTATCTTATGTCTATCAAACTTGAAAAACTGAAAATGGCAGAGTTGTCCATTTATAGCGATGTTGTTCGAAAAGCGGACGAAATGGAAAAGCCCGGATATGCTGAAACTATGGCTACTTTGATGGGGCAAGCCGTGCATATGGGCTGTAAGGAATGCGATAAAAAGGAGGTAAAGCATGGCTGAATATACCGCTGTGGCCGCGCAAACTGTTGCGGCCGGTCAAAATGTTGTTTTCACTGAATCCCCCGTACCCTGCGGCAAAGGGTACGTAAATCATCGTGAAGGATCAGGCATTTTTACGTTGCGCGGAATTACAAATCAGTGCAAAGCGCGTTATAAAGTGAGCTTTGGCAGCAATATTGCCGTACCGACAGGAGGGACTGTAGAGCCTATTTCCGTTGCTGTTGCCCTTGAAGGTGAACCGCTTGGAAGCGCTACTGCAATCGTAACGCCTGCTGCCGTGGAAGAATTTTTCAACGTGTTCGTTTCTGTGTACGTTGAAGTACCGCGCTGCTGCTGCGTGAGTGTAGCGGTAGAAAACACCAGCACGGAACCGATCACCGTGCAGAATGCCAACATGATTATTGAGCGCGTAGCGTAAGAAAGGAGAAGAAACAATGGGTATGAAAGCAATGGAAGATCTTCGCGAAATGCTGTGCGCCGAGCTGGACGAAATTGCTCGGAAACAGGAAATGAACGCAGGCGATCTGGAAACCGTACACAAACTGACAGATACCATTAAAAACATCGACAAAATCGAAATGCTGGAAGATGGCGGTTATAGCGAAGCAGGGGACTGGGAAGCTGATATGCGTGGAACCTATGGCCATGGAAGCAGCTATCGCGGCCGCAACCGTGATTCTATGGGGCGATACTCCCGTGACGGTCATGATGGCGGCGTAAGCTATCGCGGAAGCCGTCGCATTAGTCGTGGCGGCTATTCTCGCTCGGATGGGCGCAAAGAAATGGTTGAACAGATGGAATCCATGATGAATGAGGCAAGCACTGACCATGAGCGAGATATTATCCGTCGCGCTATGGAAGAACTGCGGCAAGCGTAAGGTAGGCGATGCTGTATGGACTTGATTTTGATACAGAAAACCATTGAAAAGCTGGAGAGTGGGCAAACAACTGATGCTTCTGTGCAAGAGTTGGCGCTTCTCTATATAGTCAGAGATGGATTGCAAAGAAAAATCAGCCTCATAGAGCATAAAGAGACTAAAGCGGCAGAGAAAAAAGCAGAACAACATGAAGTTAAAGAACGATCAATGCCGCGCTATTCGTATGCCTCAAATGGGCCTAAAAGCGAATTTTTAAAAGCTGTTTCAGAAAAAGAGCCGCAAGACGCTTGGAAAGTTATGGATTCTCTTATGGAATCGTTAAAGGCCGTAAATCCAAGAATCTATGAAAGCTATTTCCAAAAAATAAAAACACTATAAAACAAAAATTCCCGCTGTTTGTATAAAACATCTACAAGCAACGGGAATCCTTTTATTTTTTTATCTTTCTATAATCTTTATATTTTCCACTTTTCACCCTTTTGTCTGGGTATACCTCTGAATCTTCGATCAGCCATAAGAAACCAATTTTTTGCGCCGTTTTAAATCCACCTCGAATAGCCATTTGCCTTGCGGTAGCCGGTTCGCGTCCATTCCTGCGTGCATATTCAGACAACGGGATTAGCATAATTTTTCAGCCTCCTTTAACAGATCGTAAGTAGAATACTGATAAAAAATTTTACTCAGCCTTGTATCATAGTCTGGAATGATCGGCTGTGAAATGACTGCAGCCATAAGATACCGGGACGGTTTATATTCCAAACTAATGAGCTTTTGAGCAACCAAAATTCCAGTTTCTGCATCTATGAGCATAACGTGAACGGCAAGTCCTTGTCCTTCTTCTGGAAATGTTATAGCTGTGAGATTCTTGCTTAACCACCTATAATACGGTGCGTCCATCCACTGCATGGCGCACATTCGAACGAGTAAGAAAATTATTTTATCAACGATGGCAAATCTTATACTTAAACCGCTCTTAAAAGCCTTTTTCTCTGCGGCAGTTGGGTGCCGGATTTTAATTAAGAGGATTCCTCCGCTATCTGTCATATCAAAAACAATACCTTCGCCACTTTGTGGAAGTATTTTCTGACCAACTTCATAACTGTAAAACATTATAAATCACCTTTCCTTTTTCTTATTTTTTAACAGAAACAGAAGAAGTGCGATTATCAATATATTTTTGAATTTCGTTTTTCGCCCCTTCGGATACTTTATAAGCATATGCTTTTCCAAAGTCAAGCACGGCTTTATGTTGCGCTACCGGTACATATATACCGCCATTTGAATACTGCGCGCCTTTTATATTTCTTGCTGCTACATAAAGATCGTGATCTTTTCCAACTCGAATGCAGAGCCAACCGGAAAACTCCCCGGATACGGCTACCGCTATCCATTTTTCAGTTTCAGGCTCAAAAGTTTCGTCTATTGCCATTTTTCTGACATCTTCGTCGGCGCAAATTACAGCAAATCCAGCTTTTAAAAGATTGTTTGCAAGCTCTGCGGCGCGATCTTTAGAAGATCCGCTAAACTGGTTGATATTTCTGATCCATTCGCAGCTGTTTTTATCCCATATCATTTTCAATCCCTTAACGATTTCGCTGAATTTATCGTCTCTCGGATAGGTGGCCGAAATAGATTTCTCTGTTATGAACACTTTTGCAACGCCTTCAGTTTGATTTTCTGGAATCAAATCTGCCCGCTGAATTTTAAGTTCTTCCATCTTTTCTTCTTTCTTTTCTTCAAAGTCGCCGCTTTCGATCTCTGCTGCGTGGTTTATGTAAACCTTTTCCATTGCATAGATTGTATCAAACCGGTTGTCAATCCACCAACGAGCTTCCTTGATTTTATGCAACATATAAGAACGGGTAGCTTCAAAGATTGCAACTTTTTTCTCTGCTCTTTGAATCCTTTTTTCAGACTGTTCCCGCTCTTTATAATCTTTTATTTTTTTCAACAATTGAATCAGCGTCGTATCGGAGTTCCTAATAAAATCGGCACGAATTTGTTCCGCCCATACAATCTGTTTTTGAGAGCCAACCAGTGCGGGAAGACCGTCTTCTTCTGCTGCCTTTGCAAGCTCTTTTGCATGGGCTTCGCGTTCTGCACGGACGCAATCGTCACATTTATCGTAATAGTTAATCGCCCATTCTTCCCAGCTGTCTGCGTCTTTACGGTTGTACTTGATAGAGCTTTTTATAAAAGTATTTCCGCAAACTTTGCATTTGCATTTTACTACCGCTTTAGCCAT